CGAATGGTGCCGTCCTCGGTGGTCATGAGGGCTTTGTTGTAGCGCTCAAGGAGTTGCATTCACTAAGCTATCACGAGTAGCTATGTAAGTAGCGGTGCGAATTAATGCTGTACTATCTGCGTGAAAGCGATGTGCCGATTTATCGATTCCATCAGTCTTCTCTTCAGACTCTGCAATATTCTGAGCGGCCTCCCTTGATAGATTCTCATTACCCTTGCGGGCCAATATGTCCTGTATCCGCTCGTTAAGGCTCGTGGTAACCTTCGACTTTTTATCGGGAGCTTTTGGAGTCGGAGTCGGAGCTGTGGATTTTGCCTTAGTTGCTTTAGGTTTAACCCTAGATGCTCCAGTGAAGCCGTACTGGGTAGTCAGCAGCCTGTATGCCTCTTCATTGGTGCCAACAGGGCGGCCAGCGATCTCAGATGCAGCTGTGCGTGCGAGGCGCTCAGATACGTAGTACGTAGAATCAGACTTACCAGCTACGCGAGTTGAGTAGTACGAAAGATTGACAAGCTCAGCGTGTGCATCTCCGGCTACCTTGCGCTGAAGGTTCATAACACCAGCTAGGTAATTAGCGCGAGACTGATCCGCAGACTGAATAATGTTACTATAACCCATTCTATTTTCAACAGCAGATATAGTCGGGACTCTGCTGATATTAGACATCGTCTTAGCAACGGAGCCGTAGTACTCATCAAAGCCTTTAACTGTATCTTTGTAAATAGAAGAGGCGACTTTGTCAGAGGGTAGTCTCAAAGTGTCCATTAATTGCTTCTCTACAGTGCCGCGAAGTGCCTGCGCACTCGGGGATGAGCCGAAGCTTGTTCGAGTCAGTTGAGAGACGAATGCCGGAACGTCATCAGTATTGAGTACATAGCTACCAGCAGGTGTACGCTTGACTCTAAAGCCCTGCTGCGAGGCTAATCTAGTCAGAGACAGCTTGTCTTCGTTAATCCGTCCGATTAAAGCGGCTTCAATAGTGCCACGAGTAGCAGCTTCGTCATTTGTGAGGTTGTACTGCTTAGTTAGGAAGCTTTCTGCAGTAGGTCTTGCGAAGATATTGGAATTACGACCATCAGTAATCGTAGGTTCATCTACAGACCAGAATGCCTTTCTGTGAGCCTTATTCCACTTTAAGAAATCAGTGCTGCTAAAACCACGATCGACGCCTCTAGTGAAACGGTCGTCAACGTCACGTAGCGCTGTATTTAGACTATTGGCGGATTTACCAAAAGAGACACCGGAAAGTGGAGCTTCCCCACCTTTGCCAAGCTGCTCTTGAAGTGCTCCGGGGCCGCGAAGTTCCGCTGTACGGGCTCTATACGCGGTTTCACCTACTAGCTGTTCTACAGCAGATCTATTGCGAGAGCGTTGCTGACCGAGTAAAGGAGTTGCATCGAGTATCTTATTGACACCTTCTCTGGTTGCTTCGTTAATCTTGGCGCCTACAGTGTAGCGATAATTATGCGGGTTTGAACGCATAAGAAGAGCGTGCGCTCCTAAGCCACCTGTAACTACAGCCAGGCCAACACCAATAGTACGAGTACGAGCTTCTAGCTGTGCTTTTAGACGCTGTTTCTGCTGCAAGTCACCTGGGGCAATTTGCACAGCACCACGAATAATCGCCTTTTTGCCGCCTTCGAGATCGGAGAAGCTACCTTTTGTGACACCTTTCAGCAAGCGCTTTGTACCACGCTCTATAGAAGCTAGTCCTTTAAGGGGGTCAGTCTGTACCGCTCGTAAATGGGGGTCAGGGCCCTCTCCTTTTAAGCGGCAGTCCCAAGAAGGCGGAATGCACCTGTTACCACACTGTTGATTCGGGGGATTACACTTTAACTTGCCTGCTGTAAGTCTCTTCCTATCCAACCGCTCCTTAGTAGCAAGATAAACCGCTGCTCGTACTTCGGACATCAGTAGACCTCCCATCCAGCACGAAGCGATTCAATTTCGCTCTCGGGGATAGCGGAGAGCCCTGCCACATTTTGGCGGTAAAGGCGGCTGATTCCAAGCTTGGCAGCACGGAGGGACGCGAAACCAGTGGCATAGGGGCCATCGATCAGCTCACCGTCGCGATCGAAGCGGGCGCGGTACAGCTTATAGGCCCGGGCGCGGTGAGGGCCGAATACCACCATCGGAGCCGCCTGGCTGGAATCAGTGCGCTGGCCGTCAGGCCCCACCAGATAGCCCGCGCAGAGGTCGTCTACCCGGTGGGTGACCCGGATTCGCAGGCCGTGGGCCGCGTAATGGTCGAAGGCGTCGGTCTTGGCGCCGTCCTCGGGGGGCGGGGGTTGGTCCTCCGGAGGCTGCTGGGCGGCGAGCTGCTGGTTCTGATACCCCATCATCTGACTCTCGAACGAGGCGTCCGCAGCAGCGATTAGCTGCTCGGTTACAGCAGGATTGAGCGTGGTTTCAATGTTGAAGTCTGTGCCACCGAAGCGGGCTTCACGTACTTCAATAGCGTTCAGTACACCGAGACTGATATAGGTGTTGTCTATTTGTGCTTGAGCAGAGCGGATGTCGGCCTTTTCTTTGTCAGTCTCGGTAAAGGCTGAGGGGAAAGAGACGGACCAATTACGTGGGGGGCGACCTCGGGTGGGGCCCTCTTTGCTGGCCAAGATGTAGGAGAAGATCTGCTCGACCGCTGACATGCAGTAGAGCTCTTGCCAGTTCTCCACCAGGGAAGCCCAGAGGCGCTCTTCAAAACGGCCCTCTTTGCCCAGGCCACCGGGGGATTCCCCCATGAGAATGGCAGAAGGCCAACCAGTGGCGGCTTGTAGGTCTTTGATGAAGGGATCTGTGGCTGAAGAGATATTGTTGAGAGCACGGTTGAGATATGTAACTGTCTCTTCTTTGTCAATGACCATACCTTTGTACATACTGCGAGATAGGATATTGGCTTCTAGGCGCTTACGGATGTCTGATTCGTTGCCAGCAGCAATACGGTTAAAGAGTCCTGGGATGCTGTGTACAAATAGATCTGCGTCGGTAAGCATTGTTTCCAAGCCCATCATGCCGCTTTCGTAGCGCTTGAAAGCGTCCCAGATTAGTTGTAGAACAGATTGGCCCCAGCCAACGTTGCGTACTCGGAGATTCCAGGGGAGATACAGCCCATCGAAGCGGGCCACTCGGGATGCGTGTATGCGTATATCGACATATCTGCTGGTTTGGTCGGGCGACAGGCGCTGCGAAGTGGAAATCCGGTAGAACTGAGGCTTGCTGTAGTCAATAATCGTGAAGTCCTCGGGTATCACCTCATGACGAGACAGCGGGACTAGGCCTCGAACAGCGCGGATACGTGTTGGGTCAACAGGTTCATCAGGCGGAAGGCCGTCATCAATCAGCAGTACCAGGAGAGCGCCACCGTACAGCCGTTGGAGCTTGACAACTTCAGCGTAAGCGCGGCGAAATTCTAGGTTTTTAATGTATTCATCGAAATCAGCAATTAGATCGTTAGCATTGGGGATGTCGTCCCCGCCTAGCTTAATTGTTGCAGGGTGTCGCAGGACTGTATCTGCGATGTTATCTACGTAGCGACGGGGAATACCGTTTAGATACAGTATTTCTAACTCTGTCTGAGAAAGCAGTGAAGCATTCGCAACTCTTGTGGCGACGCTGCGATCGGTAGAGGCAGTCCCCATGCCAGTTAGCACGTTCACCAACGCGCCATCTGTACGACTTACAGATTCGTCATTCCGGAATATATCAGACGAGTCAGACACTCGATGTTGGTGCGCTATGTGCTACATCCTATCGCTGAAATGTAACTTTGCGAAGTTACACTGGGCGTAGAGGAACTTACACTGGGCGTAGAGGAACTTACAATGTGCGCAGAGGAACTTACACTGGGCGCAGAGGAACTTACACTGGACACTTAGATATTTGCAAAGAACGCTGCAGTATTTGGAGTATCAGGTATCAGACTGCAGGCAAAGGCCAAAGCCATCACAGTATCATCGTTGAAACCGGATGCAGCGGCACGCACTCCGTGATCTTTTTGCTGGAAAGCGCGGAGTTCGTCCACAATCACGCCCTCTGGGAATATCAGGTCGTCATGTTCCAGCAGGAACAAGATGCGATCGGTGGCCGTGATCTTGCTGGGCTGGGAAGTGGAGAAGAGCTCAATAGCGTACTCGGGGACGATGCCTTGGAGCGCTTCAGCGATCACTGCACCCATGGCCTGTTTTTCTACGATGATGCGATGCGGGATGTAGTCTTCAATGAGTTCTTTTATCTTGCGCAGGCTGTACTCAGTGCTGCGGCCGTTTTCACGGTATAGGCTGACGACTTCGTATGGCTTACTGGTGATATCAAGTACCAGTCCTACGAAATAGTCACTGCCGCCTGCGTTAGGATCTATCGCTAGTACATATGTACGGTTAACCGAGCCGCATTCGCGCCAGGAGCCACGGGCGCCACGGCTGATCAGGTCATAGGGGTAGATCTGGCTGTCGGTGGCGCCGAAGGAAAGCTCGTACTCGGTGGCCCAGGCGGACTGGGTGAT